ATCTGCCGAAAGCATCAAATTGCTCTTGACTTGGTTGATATAAATGAGACATTAGACTACCCTCCAACCGTTTCTATAAACAAAAGTAAGTGAACCATAATCATATGCAAGAATTGCTCTATCTCTACTATCAATCAAATCTGATCCCGATGGAAGAACTGTGATATATCTATTCGTTCCCTTGGATGCTTCTCCAAGTTCATCTTTTACTATGTAGGTCACTCCATCATCTATTCCTCCAGGAAGAGTAATTGTAACTGCTCCTGCATAATTAACTCCTATGTAATAGTCATTTTCAGTGATTGTGTATGATGATGAAGTTACATAAGTTGTTGCATATGAAACTGGTCCTCCACCTCCAGCATTAGATCCTTCCCATTTTCCAGTGCTAGAATTATATTTTAAAAACTTGTTATTTACTTTTGCGGAGTCTCTATCTACATCATCTAAAAATTCTAGACGTGTTTCACCACCTCCACCTAATGTAGAGAGCTGTTGCTGAATACGATTTAGAAAAAGTCTGTAATGATTTTGTAAGTCATCAAGAGTTGCAAAATTTTGATTTAATGGTGTAATCGGATCTGTTTGAATTTTTTTATCCGATGGTTCTGACAAAAGACCCAAAGATTTTTCAATTAAAGTTGATTCTTGAATATTCTCAACAGATTTATTTTTTTGAATCTTTCTTTTTTTCTTCGGATTTTTTTGCTCTTGAAGTGGCTTTAAAAATAGATCATCAAAGGAACCTGAGATTAGGCTCTCAAGTTCCTTTTGATTTTTTTCTTTTTCTTCATTTACAAAAGAAAAGAAGTCATTTAAATCGTATTGTTTCACAGAATCATTCTTCTGAATTGAACATTACATTTGCTACAACTGGCCTTAGTTCATCAATTCTTTCTGCTGACTTTGCATAAAGAATATCTTTAATTGTATCACTAATCTCAGAAGGAGATTCATCAGAAGCAATCATATCCATTAGGTCATCCATTTTGTTTTCTTCCATTTTGTCTTATATATTTATTAAATTTCTCCTCCTTTCGGCATTTTGACTGTAGAAGTATCAAGTTCTGCTGCTTTTGCTGATGGTTTAGTAAGTCCAGCATTCTTTGATCCTTCTAAATCTGGTTCAGTAACTGGTTGTCCCAAATCCATTTGAGAAGTTCCTTGTGGCAATGGCATTCCAGTTTCTGGATCAATTGGTGCATTTGGATCTGGAATTTCTCCATTTTCAATTTCCTTTTTGATAATTGCATCTTGTTCCAGAATCTCTTGGTCAGTTTGACGAAGAATTTTACGACGAACATAATCTTTGGAGAAATATTTACCTACATAAGGTTCTGCTACTTGAACCATATTTAATCGTTCGTTAAGTAGTTCAGAATCTTTTAGTTCAGCAAAATGATTATCATAAAGAAAATCATATTGAATATGTTCGCTCATAATATCCCAATCTTCTGGTGTCACAATGTTCTTCAGAAGAAGCTGAGTTCTTAACATATCGTGAAACATATAAGAAAATCTTTTTCTTAAACGAGCAACGAATTTGCTGAACTTTACTTCGTCACGTAGAATCTCAGATGAACGACCAAGATTGAATCCACCTTCACCTTCCATTCTTGATGGAGGAACATTTAGAGACCGATAAAGTTTTTTCTTAAAATATTCAATATCTGTGATTTCTCCAAGATTTTGTCCTCCTGGAAGTGTTGTAATTTCAGTTCCCCTTCCACCTTCTCTACGAGGAAGCCAGAAGTCTTCTAGCATGCTCATGAATTTTTTCGTATCCGTAATTTCGCCTGTTGAGGCATCATATGTTAATTTGTTACGATATCTCATCATAACATCACGAAGATATTGTTCGGCTTTAATTTTAGGAAGATTTCCTACATCAATATAGAAAATTCTTCTTTCTGGAGCCCTTGAGTTATGAACGATAATACCATTTGCTACGAAATTATGTTTTTCGTGTGCGACTTCAATATCATAAACTTTTTCAATATCAACCTCCTCAACTGATTCAATTTTTTCAAATTTAGGTAACTTATATTCACCAATATAAAGTTGATAATCTTCATTTTGTTTGTTGATGTTACTTGAAGCAACTCCTATAGAAGTAATAATTTCTTTAATATCTTCAATAAATTTTTTATTATCTGATGAAATTTTCCAAGAGAATCCGTCAATAGTATCCATTTGAATACCATAAGAATCTAAGACTTTACCAATATAATTTAATTTTACTTCATTACTTGATACAAAAAGATTTTCTGGAATTTCTTGTCTATTATTAAACTCTATAAAAATTTTATTAATGGCATTTTCTTCCTGACTAATATAAGTTAAACAATGCCTCTTAGGTTCAAGGTCTTTAATCGGAACATACTTTACATCATTTGTCGTAGAATCATAAACTAAAATTGGATGAGTATCAGTTCCTACTACACTATGATGCTTTGACTTTACTTTATATGTCTGCTTAACACCAGTTAACCATTTATTTGTAACTTGAGTTTCAACTAATTTATCAACTCTATTATCATAAGAATAAACAGTATCTCCTACTTGAATATCTTTGATGTAAGAATACCCTTTATCAGTTTTAACTCTGGTGTCTCCAATTAAACACAGACGATAAATTACCAAAGAATCCTCAATCATTCTGAGTTGATTCAGAGATTTAATTGCTTTATGCAAATAAGATAAAGTTGAACCCTTATTTCTATCAATCAATCCAGAGTGACAATAAGTAATTGCATCTTTAGTAAATTTAATTCCTCCAGTTCCACCAAGAGATGATGGATTTGTGGTAGGGAAAGACATTTTTGGATTATAAACATAATATTCCTCAATTTTTGGAAATTCATATTCCATCGGATTAGAACTTCCCACGTTCGCCAATCTTTTTTGGCGGCGAGATTCATCAGTTTCTTTTTCTTGCCTCACATATCTCATTTTCATTGCATCAATATATCTCAATTCTTGAATGCCAAGATTGGGATTTTTAAAATCAATGACTTTATGATAATAAAGTCTTCCATCAATATACCAGTTACGATATATTTCGTGAGACTTCTTATCAAAATCTAAAAGTTCTAAAATATACTTAAATTCTTCTCTAATTTTCCTTTTAATTCCATCACTCGCATTTAAATTTGATAGCTCAATTGCAATTGGACTATCATTCGTATCACTTACAATTGCTTCATTTACAATATCTTCAATGGCACTATCACATTCTGGATGAAGTGCCATTTCACGATATCTTTTAATTAAGTCAAATTCAGTTCTATAAACACCTTCAATATCTACATAAGATCCAAAGAATCCACTCGTTAGATAAAAATCACTCCCGTCCGCATTGTTAGGTGGAACGGGAGATACTACTGTGGGATTTACCTTTTCATTTGAATCTTCAATAGAAAAACCAAAAAGTCTTGCCATAATTAATTTAATTTAGTTTGATTCTACTATTTATCAGGTGGGCTGAGTGTTCCTATTATCGGTCACATCAAGAGGTCTCCAGTATTGAACTTGGAATTCTACTGTAAATTCTTCAATAGTATCTGCAGTATCATAAGAAAGATCAATTGGTGCTACGTTTGTTGGAAAAATATCAACAAATTCGTATGTGGCGATTACTCCATTTGCTGATGCAGTATCAGTAAGGCCACCTCCAGTGGTTTGTCCTGGAGTGGTAGCACTTCTTCTAAGTTGCTTTACTTTAGCATTTTGCATATATTGAGCTGGATTAGTCAAACCGCTTGCATCTGCATATTGACCAATCACTTGAGACCATCTTTCCATTGTTCTACGAATGGAAAAATCTTCATCATTGATTACAGTAATAGTCCAAGGATCATAAGTCCTTTCTCCAGCAACTTTGAAAATTCTTCCACGAAAAGGAACGTCCACACTCGCAATGTTTGAACCCGGAAGAGCTGCAGCCTTGCAAAGAATGGAAAAATTAGTGTCACTATAACCAGTTGCTTTTTGAACTGCAGTTGGAATTGTTAATTCCACTTGGAATAAATTTGCACGAGCACCACCACCCTTTAGAGCAGCTTTGAAGTCTTGAATTGAATGAGCCATTTTTAAGTCCTCCTTGTAAATTTAATAATGATCAAACAGTTCCAGCCACTTCTTCAAAACTTACTCCAGTACGAGTAGCAACGAAAGTAAGAGTAATATAATTAATAGATTTGGTTGGCTTTAGATAAATATCAGCTCTGAACTCATTATTATCAATTACATCAGGGGTATTATTTGTAGTATCGCAAACTACTAGAAACTCATAAAGACCTCTTTTTGCTTGAACATCACGAAGATATGGTTCAACAACATTTTTAAAGTTTGCACGAGTGAGTTCATCATTGAGTTCAAATAGTTGAGCATTTGCAGTTCTTTGAAGTGCTTGCTCAATTGTAAGAAATAGTCTGCGAACGTTAATTCTATCAAATGCAGATGAATAACCTAGAGCAGTTTTATCACCAAAAAGAACGGTCCCAACGCCAGGCTGTGTTACAATTGCATTAATTCTCTGAGGATAAAGTTGATCTCTTTGAGACTTGCTGGGATTATATGCTAGTTTGATCGCATTATTTAAAATTCCACGTTGTTGACCCGCTGGTGAGAACCAAGGATATGCAACAATGTTTGTACGACACATCAGTCCAGCAATATCGGCATTGCAAGGAATATAGACAAATTTATTGTTAAATCTATCATAAGTATATTTGTATCCACTATCAAAGACTGCGTAAGATGAGGACGCAAGTGGGCTGAAGAAGCTAATGATATTATTTGTTTGAGTTGTAGTATTTGTAATATTTACTACATCAGAACGATGGGGAGAAATAGTTGCAACACAATCTTTACGAAGTTCAGCAATTGCAATTAGACTATTTGCCTTTGCTTGAGAATCCTCCTTACTATCCATTCCTGGACCCATAATCAAATAATCAACAGCAATTGAGTCCTTATTTGAGAATAGATCATAAGAGGACACAATGTCAGCAAGAGTTGCTTTAAGGCCATTTGAAACAGAATAATCAACTCCTCCAGTAAGACTGTAAGTTACATTACCGATTGCACTAAAAACAGTTCCTTGAGCATTTGAACCCCAAAGACCTTGAGCACTGGTATAAGGAGTAAAGGCAGTAGAAAAACCAATTGCTCTAGGTGCAGTTCTCCAATAAGAATCTGCAGAACTTGAAGGATTTGCTCCGGCAAATACTTGAGATGAGAAGTCTGCTAGATACTGCTTATACCAAATTTTTTGAGGTGAGTTTACTGCAGAAACAGAATCTAGAGCTTTTGAAAGACCTAGATGCTTTTCAAGAATTGAGCCTTGAACACCACTGATTTTTCCTAAGTCGTCAACGACTACAACGTGAAGTGCATCACCTTTTCCGTTTCTTTCAAGAGAATAACGATTTGTTACTGGTTTTGGAGCAATAGATTTCCAGTAAATGGTAGAATTTGTTAGACTTAAAGTCTGTTCATTATACCAATCCTTCACTGAAGAAACTGATGCTGAACCCGTTGAAATGCCAGAATTGTTTACAAATGTTAGAGAATTACCACTAGCATAAGAGGATCCAACGGAACCTTCGGCATATGTAATCGGAGTTTCAGTTCCAGTTGAAGAAACTCTAGAAACAATTTTTACAGAAATTGTACTATTTGAATTTGTGGAGTCAGTAGAAACTCCAGTAATAATTCCTTTTAAGTAACCATTGAATACTGCAGTTGTTCCTGAACCCGCAAGAACGGCTGAAATACCAGTAGTTACTCCATATCCGATTTGAGCACCAACAGCACCTAAATCGGAAGTACTAATTCCAATAATTTGATCAGCTAAATCATCAATAACGCAGACCTTTAATCCATTTGCCCAAGAACCTGGATTCTTAGCGGCAAAAGTAAAGGTGGATGAAGAAGCCCAATTATTCAAATAATCATCATAATTTTTAATTTTTGCTGATGATGTAGAAGCAATTCCAACACCAGCATTTGCGTTATTCAGTGTAGAACCATCGGTTCTTACAACTTTCATTACGCCTCCATATGAAAGATAGGATGAAGCACTCATCCAATATTCATATTGTGAATCGGTTTGAGATGGTCTACCGAAAACGTTGATTAAGTCTTGTTCTGTTGCAATATCAATTGGGAAATCTACTGGACCAATTGGAAATGGACCCGCAATTGCTCCAATATTATCTAAAACATTATCAGCTCTTCCTACAGTTAAATCAACCTCTCTGACTAATACACCAGGAGATAATTGAGGAGTCGCCATATTTTTCTCCGTAAAGTCTCAGTTTATCTAAAAAATATTTATGAAAAACTGTATTTTCAGAAGATTAGTAGTTCCACATATATGAAAATTCAGCTTGACTATCGCCGTATTCATCCAAATACCAACGATCACCATCTACATCCGTAAAAGCTTTATCTTCTAATCCATCCATAATGAATCCAAATGGAGCCATATCTTGTTCAATTTGATTCTTTTGTTCTTCGTATAATCTTTTTCTTACGTCTTGTTCTGTAAGTTCTTTGAAATAATCTTGTGCTACGAGCCAGGCATATAACACGAGGCAGATAGCCAAGTCATCATTACATCCTTCTTCAGCTTCAAATGAATTATGTTTTTGAATAAAAGTTGTTAATTCTGAAATAATATCAT